CGGCATATACGAAGAGTTCTTGACCATCTGGTCTAAGGTTTCCCTTTTCTACACCATTAAGAGATAGGACTGCGTTATCTATGCGACTAAAGTTTAGGGTTCCTGAGGGGTTATATTCAGAAGCATTTAGACAGAAGTGATACGCGAAATATCTGGTGTTGAAAAGTACCTCGGTGTCTGGAATAAAATCTGAGTGTCCATAAGAAGATTTGTAATAATTTTGAACGGTATGAAAGTAGACTGGGGTCATTTTTTCAAGTAAATGTGTACCATTAATTTGTAAATCAGCTTCTAAAAAGGTAAAGCGATCATTGGCAAAATCTTCACTCGAAGCGTTGAATCCCCAAAATAATGATTTCACTGGGTGATTAAAGTTGGAAAGATCAATGCGATTGTGACCACCTACGTCCGTGTTATTGTTTACAACGGTAAGTAATTCAGTCTTAAATCCTTGGACTTGGGTTACTACAAAATCCATTTGCTTTTTTGTGAAAGTTTCTCTTTCATCTTTATCCAAATAGATATAATTGCCATACACCTTTGCCGATTTCTCCGCTACATCTAGACCAGCTAGATTTGTTTCGTCAAAGTCTATCTTTATCTCAACTTGATGATGCTGAAGAGCTATGAGAGGCAAAAACGCTTTGTGATCACAGAAAAAGAAGTGGAGAGGGAGGAAAACGTGACACGAGGTAGATGTCTTATTGTTTAATTCCTGTCCCTTTGTGTATGTATCAGCCAGATAATTCGTCCATATATCAGAGAAATAATCATAATGTTGAGAGTCTATTTTTTGTCCACCGATAAAAAGAGAAATTGTAGAGTTGTAGAAAAGATTTGAAGATATGTTTGCATTTCTAGTGGCTGACTCAAACCAAATACCGTTTATGATATCACCGAGAACGGGTATCGTAATAGACGTATCTGTGGTAGTGACAGTCTTAATGTATTTGGGAGCTTGAGAAAAATTCGTATGACGTGTAAACTTCGTACGAAAAAAAGAATGTCCTTCGTCACTTATGATATAGGCATCCTGCACTCCCTTAGAAACGAGTTGTATTAATGCACCCGACATTTATTAATTAGTCAGATTATAAAAACAGACACTTTCCCTGAGTAAACTCACTCTTGGGTTCCTCCGACTGCTTGCCACGTATATTGAATCCACCTTGTCTATAGACCTTGAGTCTCTTGTAATACATCGCTGTAAAGATAGACCAAGGATCGTGGACATCGTAAATGTGTGGATCATTCTTTTTACCTTTCGTTTCTCTCATAATACGCCCAATACTTTGGGTAATATCGGATTTGGGTGAAGCTAAAATAACTGTATCTAGGGTGGGGATATCTAAGCCTTCGTGTGCTTGACTGAACGTTGCGAAAATGATCTTCTTCTTTGAAGATTCTTGAAGTTGAGCTTCTTTCATTCCACCCATGTACAATCCAGATGTTTTGGGAAAGCATTGATGAAGGAACTCACAATGAAAACGTCTATCACTCAAAACAAGTAACTGTCTCGTACCTGCTGATGCCTTTTTAACGAGTTCTACGAGCATTGTATTTCTCCTCCTGTCTTCAACAAGTTCTGTGATCATGTTCGGCATTGAGATTTTACCGTTTCTCATAGAAGGGGGTGGATTCTTATAGTTTGGAGAATCGTATACAACTGGGAAAACCTCAACCTGTTCCTGATTTTTGCGTTCTACTGCGAAGAAAGTGGGACCCATAAACCAATGTAAAACTTTAGTGAGTCCGTCTTTCCTCTCGGGTGTCGCTGAGAGTCCAAAGATATGTTTGGGGCACATTTTGAAGAGTGACTGACTAAAAACCTTGGCACAAATGTGATGTGCCTCATCTACTATGAGAGTTCCTACACTCTCAAAATCTGTGAAACTGTACTCCTTCAGGGAAAGTGATTGAAGCATAGCAATGACAAAATCACAATCAACCTCTTTCTTATCTTGTTGCACAATACCTATGGTGGCACCTGGGCAAAACTGTTGAATACGTTCTCTCCATTGATCGGCCAAAAACTGTTTATGAACTACAATCATAGTTCTGTAGCCCAACTTACATGCTATGGCCAAGGATACCGTCGTTTTGCCGTACCCACATGGTAAAGAAAGGACGCCATGGCCAGCTTTAATTGCTGCTCGTAATGCGTCGTTTTGGTGTGTGGTATCTCGAAGTTTACCAACAAACTTCGTATTGATACGGGTGGGATCTGGTCTCTTGTCTTCTCGGGGTTCTCCAAGTTTAGAAGTTCCATAGAATCTGGGAACACAGACTCCTGTCTTAGTTGCTCTGAAAACTTTGAAAGGCGGTGGAGGAAATCCATAGTCCCCATTGACCACAGGTCTTACGGTAAGTTCTTTTTTAATTTCAGGAATTGGACCCGAATTAACTAAATAACCTGTTCTAGTCAATGTTGTCATGATCTACTTATTTAAAGATGTGAAACTTTAAATGAGTACACGATGCCCACTTTAAATATTGATGAGAACATTCTCAGACTTCAGAACACTATTGAACAAATGACTCAAGAAGTTTTCAGACTTCAAGGAATGTTAAAGACGTTCACGGATCTAAAAAAGGCTGGTCTAGATAACATAGAACTTCCTGATCAGGGACTTGAAAAGATTGAAGAGGAGAGTAACCAAGAAAATCCTGAATGATTTCCAATATTCCAAATACCTTTGAAATCTAGCTCAACGTCAACTTCATCATCCTTTACTAAAGATTGAACGGGTTTTCCTTCAAATTTACACATAACCCTTCGGTAACGGAATGGTACTTTGACTGTGAGTACTTTACCATCTAATGGGTCATCAATATCTTGGTTTACAAGTAGGTGCATCCTACTCGCATGCATACGTTCTATGATTTCTGAAACTTTTTGAGGAATCACAAAACGTATATACTTTTTATCATTGTGATCATAAAATGGTTCATATACTTTAGCTACAAACTTCATCTACGATAAACTAAAAGTAAAACTATAAGTAACACTAAAGTTAACATTCCGACGTGGGTGACTAAAATAGGTTTCAAGGGTTTTCTAGTTCCGAAACACATATGGCTTAGGGCTCGTGAAACTTCAACTGATGCTTCAATGCTGGAGTAAGGTGTATGTCTAGGTGACATCATACCACACATGGCAACCTTTGAGCATTTTCCAAAGAAGGGGAGTTGACCCTCAAGACTGAGAACACCTGAGGATTGTGAAAAGTTCCATTTGTTCTCTTTCCATTCAGCACCCCAACCAATCCTGATGGAGTTTGGTTGTGGTAATTTAAGTTGTCTAACGACTTCATTTTTGATAGTTTCTGGATCAGAACTGAGTACATCTTTACCAAGATCACAAATAACACATGATACGGTTTTACCATCACTGAGTACCTTTGGTTGTAAGTTCCACTTGGTTTCTATGGAAACTTCTAAATCCGTTTTCATTTTAATTGGCTGATCATAATCCAATAGAACATTTATAGCACCATACGTACTTCTTCTAAGTTTCGCATCTGCGTCCGGTCCCCAATTGTTGCCAAGTAGATCTAGAGCGGGACTATTATCTAGACACAAAAAGAGTATTCCATCTTTTATCATTCTTTCATCTGAAAACTTTGCCACAAAATCTTTCTCACCGTATTGAACATCTAAAAGTTCAGCACCAAAAACAAAATTGGCACCAGCCTTGAGAAGCGCTTCTTCCATAGCGTCACACATGACTTTACCGGAAACGCGTTGTGTGTAACGTTTTGAGAGTAAAACATGATTCAAATTATTTATAAATTCATACGCAGACATAACGTCCCAAGTAACACCGTCCATTATGAGAGGGAGGTGCTCTATGAGCTTCTTAGCATGTTCAGTGAGAGGGCCTACGGCGTCTTTGACTGATATACTTTTAAACTTTTTAGGATCCCAAAGAACCCTAGATATGAGACCTATCAAGGTTTTATAGTCGTCATATTCTAAACTTTTAAGTGTAAAATCCCAAACACTAGTATCCTTTTCTATTTCAAACATGGTATTCCAATCAATCTTCATCTCTTCAAAAAAGGAATGTGTGTTGACAAATGCTCTGTCAAATAGAATTCTGTGTGCATGAAGATCTCGTGATTCTACACTAGGTTCCCACCAAGAACCACCAGCTGATACCTTTCTGTCATAAATGGTAACATCATGATCTCCTGTGCGCAAGATTTCCCATGCGAGGGATAATCCAGTTGGACCAGCTCCCACGATATGAATCTTCATTCTATATTTAGCTTATAGAAAAAATCCTAAGGTTAATGTAGGATATGTTGAGTATACTCAGTCAAGCCAATATGAAGACGCCACCTGTCAAGTTGGCGCCAAATCAAAAGGTAAAAACATGGAAATTCGCAGCTAAATATTTATGGAAAGAACGCTTTACTGAAGATAAGGCTGAGCTTGGTCGATGGACGAAAGGTGAACTTCTAGATCTTGGCCCGACATTTGTAAAATTAGGACAGATAGCGTCCACGCGAGGAGACCTCTATCCACCAGAGTTCACCAAAGAACTCGAATCTCTCCAAGATAATGTACCACCATTTGATTTTAATCTTGTAAAAGATGTTGTAAATAAAGACATATTCAAAGATTTTGACGAGATTCCATTCAAATCGGCTAGTATTGGACAGGTTCATAGAGCTACATTAAAAAATGGTAAAAAGGTTGTCGTGAAATTGAAAAGACCTGGAATCCTGGACATTATGAAATCTGATACAAATAATGTTAAGAAGATATTGGATTTTATTCAGACGATAGGTGTTGACACTGGTTCTAGTTCTGAATTTGTTCTCAATGACTCTATAGAGTATCTTCTTGGTGAGGCCGATTACAGACAAGAAGTTGAAAATGCGATTAAGTTTAGAAGGAGTTTGAAAGGGATTGATTGGATAAAAGTTCCTTATATGTATAAAAAGTACTGTACCGATGATATGATTGTAATGGAGTATGTAGAGGCTGACAAGATTACAGAGATCAAAAATAAGAGAATCAATAGGAAGAAGGTATGTGAAGCATTGGTTAATTCGTATGTAATCCAAACGATGGAAGGTGGGTTATTTCATGGTGATCCACATCCAGGTAATCTAGCTATTTCCAAAGATGGTAAATTGGTGTTTTACGATTTCGGTCTACTCATAGAACTTAATGATGAATTGAAACAGGGATTCGCAGACTTATTTGGGTGTATCATAAAACGGGATACAAAAGGAGTTGTTCAAATATTAATTAAACTGGGTGTCATTGTACCAACATCTTCAGACATCAGTGATATTGAAATATTTTTCGAAACCATCTTAGGATATTTAGAGACCCTTGATGGTGGTGCTATCATGAATGATGAGCTGGCGGCCGAGCTTGCAATGGAAAAACCATTTGTTGTACCAACAAGTTTTGTATATTTAGCAAAGTCATTCTCCCTAATTGAGGGGATATGTCTCCAACTCGACCCAAATTTTGATTACTTTACGTACCTGGAACCAATGATTCAAGAGCAGTTTTTAGAAAGTCTCGATATAAGTGAAATCATCATGAACACAACAGAAATTCCATCTAAAATTGGAAAAATAAATTCGACTGTTCTCGGTCTTGAGAGATCGAGAGCAGCGATGAAACGGTCAATGATTAAAACGCGACAGGAAATACGGATAGTTCAATACAGTGTGGTATGTGCTCTATTAGCAGAAAGATTCAATGGGACACCATTCGCTGCATTACTCGTAGCATTTGCGATTTGGATTACTTTTCGTAAAGATCGATCTCTTTAGCGTTACTCTTTTTCTTCTTAGTTTTTTTCTCCTCCTTTTTGATAACATCTTGGTGTTCCTTGAACATCTCTTGAACACGCTTGCGCTCGTCACGGGCGATGTCACTAATCTTATCCTTAATCTTGTCTACCTCGGTCTTCCTTTGTTTTTGGATTTTCTTCCAATTCTTTTTGAAGTCGTCAGTTTTGGCGAACCATGTGGGGGATGCAGTAACAGCGAACATAGTGTTTGTTGTATTTTAAGGACATTTAATTTTTAACCGTTTTAATTTTTCTAGAAACTCTCTCTTTTCACCTGGAGATTCAATCTCTTTCCCAGAGTTTATAGCTTCAATTTCGGGTCCCGTTAACTGCATCGCATTTACACGAAAGTCCATGAATGCCTCCATAGCGTGGGGTACTAGGGGTTGGACAAGTTCATAGATGGCTGTGGCATAGTCACGAATTTCCTTTTGGGCGTGATGATCCATTCTCAGATGTAAGAAATGCATGAGATTGTGTAGATCCATCTTCCACACGAAGGATGTATAGGTAGATTGAGGGAGAACACCTCGCGCCTGTTCCCTACACACACCCTTTTCAAGTAATTGTTCGTACAATTTAAATGCGTGCTTGTACTGATCGGAAAGAGTTTGATTCAATTCATCATCTAGCTCCACAACACCTTCTGATCCTTGATGATTCACCGCCGATTGTCCACGTAGGACCTCCGGTTCGTAGTATTCCTCATCAACGATAGAATACCTAGCAGACATCTCATTCACGGAGGCAGTCCGATGTCTGAGCCATTGTCGAGCGATGTATAGGGGAGCCTTGATACGGAACTTGAAAACTACGAGTTCTAGGGGTGAAGTGTGCCAATTACGAACAAGATACCTAATAAGACCACGATCACCGCGAGTAGTCTTGGTACCTGTTTGATAACTCACACGGGCACCATCAACGATGGCCTTATCTAGATTTTCTTGGGGCATGTGGTCCACGAGTTCTACAAATCCATGATCTAACACTGTCTTCATTATAACAATATATCCGTTCTAATCTTTAATAATCACAACTATCATCCATTGGGACTTCTCCACAAAAGTCGTACAACTCATAAAGTTTCTCTTGTGACTTTTCAATCTCAACTGTGGTATTATTCATGACATCAATTGCGTTATCGATGAGATCTAGAAACGAATCAAGTTGGTCGATCGCTACACGATGATGTTTCCTGTTTATCTTTGAAGAATGTGCCGCAGCCCTAAGATGCTTATTACTCTTGATAATCTTGTCAATGTTGGGCTTGGACTTGTTCGGGGTGGCGGACATTCGGATGATGAGACTCATTGTGAATAACTATCCATTTATATCTTTAATCAGGTCACTTAGGTCTCGATAATACCTCTTCAAGTCTTTCATGAATCTTTTATTATTTTCAAGAACTTCACATTCAACTTTGTTTAGATAAATCCATGCCAAATTACACTTGGAATATTTTGTCATTTTCTGATTCTCGTTGGGGCGACGTGCCACCAATTTTGTTGACTTTTTCTTTTGTGATGCGGGTAAGACCTCCTTCCTATTCACGAATGACAGGGCTTGCATCACCGTATCTGCGAGATCATCTTTCTTTTTAGATTTTTGAAATGTTTCCAACCAATGTGCGTTAGTGGGTCCATCTCTGATGAAGGCTTCGCATCTCTCGATTGACACTTTCTTACGCTTGTTGTATTGAGCCCTACCGGGACCGGCGACATCGGGTATCTTGTGTCTAGCATCATATAGGATTGTTTCAGCTTTAGGACACCTAATGATGAAGTAGGAATGGAGGAAGTGCATGACAGATATCATTTTCTTGTTACGCTCAGGTTGTTTCTCGATGAGTATTGTTTTGGCTGTAAGTACCCATGGACGGGCATCTAGATGATCTCGTAGGGATACATAAAGACCATCCCTATGTTCGGGTGGAACTCCAGATACATCCCATTCGGTTACAAGGTTTCCGTGGTCTTCATCGAGTAAACATATGGCAAGATTCCGTATACCCACATCAATACTCAGAATCATTACTTAAAATGATTGGTTCCTCTTTAACCAGTAGCTTAAAGAGTTAAATTTTTTTATTGGTATGTGGTGTTGGTGGTGCTGTCATTCGTTTGACGGAGAGCCTTTAAGTATGCCTCACAAACACGATTCTAGACGGAACAAATTTTACACGAGTGGTAATTTTTGTTCATGGAGCTGTATGAAATCTTTTGCGCTCGACAAACATGGGATAACTAGAGGTAGTATCATTTGTGGTAATATCATCATGATGCGTAGAAAGATGTATAACCAACTAGGGAGTATTAAACCTGCTCCAAATAGATTTATGCTAAAAGAGTTTGGTGGTGATCTAACAATAGAAGAATTTAGATTGAATCAGACAGTAGATGTAGCAAAACCAAACGACATTGAAAGTAGACCAGTGGTAGATAATGTAATACCCTTCGTCTCAAACACAAAGAAAATGGATGAGATCAAGAATGCTTCTTCTAACAATAGTGCGCTAAAACTAAAGAGGAACAAACCATTGAAACGGGATTACAACAATCTGGAATCAGCGTTGGGCCTCATCATCACTCCCAAAGCCTAACATTCTCTTCTGCTTAGCAGTAGGTAGTGAAGGTGGTAAATGTTCAGACTTTTTACTATGAACCCATCTCTCTCCATCATGTGCGGTCCAACATATGTCGTACCGCTCTATCATTTTCCTGCATAAAACACATGGTAATGATATAGCGTCCCCATACATATTTTTTCTAAAAACAATTAAGTGACCATATTTTCGGTGTAACCAGTCACTGAATTGATGAGATTTATAACCTTTCTTGATACATTCATGATATAGACGCCTAATAAGTTGTCTCTCCGCACACATGTGATTATTACTCGTCGCTTCGGGTCCTCTGGACATCGTACTTTTAACAGTACAATACTTCATACTTGACAATTAAGACATGTACCACCAGAGTATACAAAATCACAATGTTTGCATTCACTTAGGCATACAACTTTCTTTTTTGGAACAAGACCTTTAGCAAAACGATCCAATTCCTTGACTGTATATATTCCATAGGTTATCATAGTTTCTAATGAGGGAAATCTCATTCTAAATAGAAATATCCCGTAACCCTTATGCCATTTTTATTACTCGATACAAGGGAACCACTTGGTTAAGCACTTCTTGAGACCCTTCTTAGCCTTGAGCATTGTAGCGAAAGAATCAACCATGGGTGGAACCAGAGCCTTGAGAACTACTTCAAACTCGGAATCCTTCTCACCCTCATCAATCTGCTCGATCAGGTGATTCAGGACACCGATAACAAGCTTCTTCTTTTGGGGTCCTGGAAGCTTCTTGAACTTTGTAGTCTCCATCATAAGACGCCCCAAAATAGGTGGGATATCCTCCTTGGTAAATCCATCGTCGAGGTACTCAACTCTGATATCTTCAACAGTCTTGACTAGGCTTTTGGCATCGATCTTTCCAGAGAACTTTTGAAGTATGACTTCCATTTTATATATTTCTATACTATAAGGATACAAATGAAATTCAACGATCTTATCGCATCCACCGCCCTGGCGACCGGTCTAGTCAAAATGTATATGGATTTTGAAAATTCCGCTGATGTAGATGTAAAGTTAAAGAACTCTATAATTTTCGGTATTGTCATCACTACCACTTGGTTCATTTACTACACCAATCAATATGGGTTTAATCATTTCACCATTTACACAACTATTAGCTTACTTTTACAACTTTATATCCTAAAGAACATTATGGATAAGGAAAAAGTATCTTAAAGATTCTGATCTTATCTTATTCAGAAATGAGCACTCTCATTCTTGCGTCTGTTAACAAGCCAGTTGTCAAAACGAACAAGATTTCTAAGAAGGCTTCGTCCACTTTCAAGTCTCCTATGCTCACACCCATTGAGCGCCCCAACGATTTCCTTGCGGTGGCTGAGCGTGTGAATGGTCGTGCTGCTATGATTGGTTTCACATCCGCTGTGATTGATGAGATTATGACTGGTAACTCTATCAGTACTCAGTTCAGTGATAACATCGGTCTCTCTGTCGCTGTTGCCAGTTTGGCGTTTCTCGGAACAGCGGCGAATCCTAAGGATGAGGGGTACGTTCAGGGATTTTGGAAGCCTGAGACTGAGCTCGTAAATGGTCGTCTCGCGATGGTCGGTATCGCGTCTCTTCTTCTAACTGAATCTCTTCATCCCCACGTTCCACTTTTTTAGAGTGGTTTAAAGATACGAATCTTTTAGAATCTATAAAATGAGCACTCTCATTTGTTCGTCGGTTAAGCCATCCTATCACGTGCGTCATCAGACTACTAAGCGTCGTACACGTGTCTCACCAATCACGCGTTCCTCTCCCGTTGAGGAACAGCCTGTTCAGAATATCATAATTGAATACGAGGAGAAGCCTGAACCAGTCCCAGAATACCGCTTCGCTGAGGTTCTCAATGGTCGCGCTGCTATGCAGGGTTTCCTTTGGGGTTCTATGAACTGGGCGATGACTGGCGACAACATCATTCAACAAGTTGAGGATCCTGT